CGTAAGACTCTACGTGGTGGTGCTAACTTCGTCGTCTGCGGACCCGAGGTTGCCAACATCCTTGAGTTCACCGCTGGCTTCCGTGCAAGCGTCACTCACGACGACGAGAAGGGCTCCATCGGTGCTCTCCGCGTCGGCTCACTCAGCAAGAAGTTTGATGTCATCGTTGACCCCTACTTCCTACGCAACGTCATTCTAGTTGGTCGTCGTGGTGGTAGCTTCCTCGAAAGCGGCTACGTTTACGCCCCATACGTCCCACTACAGACTACCCCAACAATCTTCGGACCAGAAGACTTCGTGCCACGTAAGGGTGTTATGACCCGCTACGCGAAGAAGATGGTTCGTCCAGATATGTACGGTCTAGTCGTCGTTCGTGGTCTACTAGGTGAGTCTGGCGCTTGATAGCTAACCAACTCTAAAACCTAAGCCCCCTGCTTCGGCAGGGGGTTTTTGTTTATGCTCTCACTATTTACTACGACTAGGAGGCTCTATGAATGCCCACAAACTTACAACCATTATCTGAGACTAGCGCAGTAATTCTTTCTTCTACTGGCGATCCTTCCGCAGTAGCAGCAGCAGTCCCATTTGGAATATACAATGACTCACAATATTTCTTAACAGGAGCCGCAAAACAGGTAGACTTTGTTTACAAAAGGCTTGGCGGCGATGTTGTTGATATTGAGCTTACAAATGCAAATGTGTATGCTGCATACGAAGAAGCTGTATTAGAGTATTCATATATCCTCAACATGCATCAAGGTAAGAATATCCTTCCAGATGCTCTTGGAAAGGCTACAGGAACATTTGACCACAATGGCGACAGTCTCTCAGGGCCCGAAGGTGCTAACTTACAATACACAAAGATTACTCTATCTTACGCTAACAAAATAGGCGATGCTGTTGCTACAATGGCTGGCATTGGTGGAACTACGGCAATCTATTCTGCTTCATTTACAACAGTTGCCAATAAACAAGATTATGATCTGCAATCTATCATCTCTTCTTCATCTGCTTCTGGCGTTGATGATACTGGTGGTGTTGTACCTTATGCCGGAAAAGTTGGAGACTCTAGAATCATAATCGATAAAGTTTTTTATCGCTCTCCTATCGCAATGTGGCGCTTCTATGGCTACTATGGTGGGATAGGTGTTGTTGGTAATTACTCGACCTACGGTCAGTATGCAGACGATTCTACTTTTGAGATTGTCCCAACTTGGCAAAACAAACTTCAAGCGATCATGTACGAAGACTCTCTCTATACCAGAACCTCTCACTATTCATTTGAGATTCTAGATAACAAATTAAGATTGTACCCAACACCTCGCGGTCAAGATAACTTTGCTGGCTATCTCGATCGTATCTGGGTTCGCTTCAGAATTGCAGACAATTCTTGGGGTGAAGATGGAGACATAAACACTGGTGTAGAAGGCGTAAATAACATCAACACTCTTCCTTTTGACAATATTCCATACCAGAACATTAACTCTATGGGCAAGCAGTGGATCCGAAACTATGCTCTCGCACTATGCAAGGAAATGCTAGGTCAGATTCGTGGTAAGTTCCAGACTGTACCGATTCCCGGTGAGTCTGTTACCCTCAACTATTCTGCTCTTCTATCTGAGGCACAAAAAGAAAAAGATGACCTACGACAGAAGCTTACAGACATGTTAAAGGAAATCGAATACCCAGAACTCGCAAAGAAAGATCAAGAGAAGGTTACAGCAGCAGAAGAAACTCTTCGTCGTTCTCCGCTACCCATCTTTGTAGGATAAACTATGAAACTATTATTAGAAAATTGGAAAAGATTCTTAACAGAAAAACACACTTATACAGCAAAAGAAGCACAAGATGAAGCCTCGGCGCACGAAGGCAATAACGAACCTTATGATGTTAAGGTAGAAGATTTGATTTGGCGTTATGAACCAGAATACAATCTAAACAATTTGATAAAAGTGATGCCAAGCGGTACAATAGAAGGCTGGAAGAAATGGCTCCGGGAAGAAAGTGAATACCGCGCAGAGATTGGCGATGAAAATTGGCTGAATAGGTTTACTAAGTGGTGGCTATCAGATCCCACAAAAGAACCTATCGTAGTTATAGAAGATCAGCAAGGGAGAGCAGAGGGAATTTGGGATGGTTGGCATCGTACTGCTGTTTCGATAACCTCTGAGCTTCGTAGAATTCCAGCGTTTGTGGGGAAAAGAAGATAAATGTCAGATAACGAATGGTCCAGACCAGCAGCGCCCCCGCCGCCACTCTTTCTTGGCAAGAAGGAGCGCGACCTTGTTAAGCAAGTTAACGATGAACTTGTAGAAAAGGTTATTGGACAGCAGATACTCTACTACCCTATTGATCTCGAAACAACAAACTTTCACGAGCTATATGGCGAGGCTATAGAAAAAACTTATCTACCACCGATAAGAGTCTACGCTCTTGTCAAGTTTGATCAGGACGACACTTCTTATCTAGATTCAGTTGGGGTCGATAACGTGTCTGAAATTACTGTTCATTTCCATAAACGTAGACTCACAGAAGATCAAGATGTCTTTGTAAGAGAGGGGGACTTTGTTCTCTATGGAGATCTCTACTATGAGATTATGGCACTTTCTTCACAAAGAAGATTATTTGGACAAGTAAACCAAACATTTGAGATCTCTGCTAAATGCAAGAGAGCACGCAAGGGACTATTCGATGCTACCTGATAATTTTGATTTCGCACAACTTCCAGAAGACCAGAAAGAGTTCACCCTACAAGAGATAGGAATGTTGGGCTCTCGCATTGAAGATATTGACTATGCAATGATGTCTTGGATCAAAGAAGACCTTGATTTGACAACAATAACCAATGAAGGCTACAAGCGAGTCCCTGTTCTTTGGCAAACTCCAGAGCGCGCATTCCAGATTAAGAACAATAAAGACCTTCGCGTTCCCGATGATCATAGTTCAGGTGCCCTAACCCTCCCTGTAATTACAGTTGAGAGAACTGCTATAACCAAAGATCCAACAAGAAAAGGTGGCTATCAGGCTCAAATCTTCTCAAATCAACGCAACGGCAGAGTAGGTCGCATGACTATCGCCAAGCGAATCAAGCAAGATAAGACCCGTAACTTCGCGGTAGTCGGTAACACTCGCACAAATACTTCAGGAACTAGGCAGAAATACTTCCCGAGAGTAAACCATAAGGTTGTTATTGAGACTTTATCCATTCCAATTCCGATCTATGTCAACCTCGACTACAAGATTATTGTCAAAACTGAATACCAACAGCAGATGAACGACCTAACCCAGCCCTTTATGACGAGAACAGGACAAATAAACTCATTTGTAATGCGCAGAAATGGACATCTTTACGAAGCATTTATCGACCAAGGCTTCGTCCAGTCCAACAACGTCGCCAATTTAGGCGAAGATGAAAGGCAGTTCACCAGCGAAGTAAGCATTAAAGTGTTAGGTTATCTTATAGGAGAAGGAAACAGCGACGATAGACCTATCGTTACCAAAGAAGAAAGCATAGTAGAGATAACATACCCCCGAGAAACAGTTGTCCCCGCAAGCAGCGACAACTTTTTTATGGACTAAAGACATCCTGAAGTGTTTTGGCAATCAACACTACTATTTAAACTATGATTAGCGATGCTATTTAGCATTATTTTTATAAAGAGAGGTTCTTAGAATGTCAGTTAAAAGCTTTAAGTTTGTGTCCCCCGGCGTGTTTATCAATGAAATTGATAACTCTTTCCGTCCACGTAGACCAGACGCAATCGGTCCAGTAGTTATTGGACGAGCAGCAAAGGGTCCAGCAATGCAGCCTGTAAAGGTTGAATCATATTCTGACTTTGTTGATACATTTGGCGATACAGTCCCAGGAAATGCTGGTGGTGATGTTTACCGTGATGGTAACTACCAGACCCCAATGTACGGCACCTACGCTGCTAAGGCGTTCTTGAACGCCAATGTTGCTCCACTAACCTATATCCGTCTACTTGGTGAGCAGGCAACTGCTGCGACTGGGGATGGAAAGGCTGGTTGGCAAACCACAAAGAGCCCCAATTCTGCACTTGCAGACAATGGTGGCGCTTATGGTCTATGGTTATTTGAAAGTGCATCTGCTGGAAATCTTGGTACTGGCGCATTGGCTGCTGTTTGGTACATCGATAGCGGTTCACAGATTCTCCTTTCAGGAACTTACGCTGATGGCTCTACCACCGCCGCAAAGGTTGGTGCTTTCTTTAGACCAGACGGTAGTGAC